GCGCAGGGTGGGCGAAGGCCAGCAGCCGTCGCCCACCCTGCGCGTAGGCAACATCGGCCAGGACGAAAAGGGCAACCCGCTGGCCGGGGTGATCTCGGCGCTGTGCATCCACCTGGACGACCTGGTGGGTGCGCGGGTGGTGGTGCGCCGCACATTGGGCAAGTACCTGGATGCGGCCAACTTCCCGGAAGGCAACCCGACGGCGGACCCGCAGGAAGAGCTGCCGCCCGAGGTGTGGATCGTGCAGCAAAAGACCGCGGAAACCGCCCAGGTGGTGGAATTCTCGCTGTCCAGCGCGCTGGACTTCAACGGCCAGAAGCTGCCCGACCGGCCGATCATTGCGGGTGTGTGCTCGTGGTTGCGTAAGGGCGGTTATCGCGGCCCGTATTGCGGCTACACCGGCAGCCGGATGTTCGACCTGGACGGCAAGCCCGTCAACGATCCGACGCTGGACCGCTGTTCGGGCCTGATGTCGGATTGCAAGAAGCGCTTTGGCGAATACGAAATCATCAACTTCGGCGGCTTTCCGTCCGCCGACCTGGTCAGGGGATAAGCATGCGCAAGAGCACGATGCAGGCCATCCGCGACCATGGCGTGGCGACGTATCCGCAGGAATGCTGCGGGCTGGTGGTCAAGGCCGGCCGCCGCGAATGGTATGTGCCGTGCCGCAATACGGCCGCCAGCGAAGAACATTTCGTCATGTCGGCCGAAGACTACGCGGCCGCCGAGGAGACCGGCAAGATCGCGGCCGTGGTGCATTCGCATCCGGATGCGGCGGCGGTGCCCAGCGAAGCCGACCGGGTGGCCTGCGAGGCCTCGGGCCTGCCGTGGTACATCGTGGCCGTGGACAAAGGCCTGGACGGCAAGGTCCGGGCCGGGGAAATCCGCGGCTTCACGCCTGAAGGCTTTCAGGCGCCGCTGCTGGGCCGCCAGTTCGCCCATGGCGTGCTGGACTGCTATTCGCTGGTACGCGACTGGTATGCGCGGGAACGCGGCATTCGCCTGCGCGACTTTGCGCGCGAAGACGGCTGGTGGGAACCCGGCCGGGCGGGCGATCTGTACATGGACCATTACGCCGAAGCGGGCTTTCGGCCGCTGGCGTCGGATGAAACCCTGGCGCCCGGCGACGTGGTGATCATGCAGGTGCGGTCCGATCGGGCCAACCATGCGGGCGTCTTCATCGGCGCCGAGCCGCTGGCCGAAGCGCCGGGCCTGTTCCCGCTGCCGGATGCCATGCTGCACCACCTGTACGGACGCGACTCCGAACGGGTGGTGTACGGCGGATTCTGGCGCGAGGCGACGCGCATCGTGTTGCGTCATGGGGGGATGGCATGAACGAGAAACTACGGTTGGTGCGGCTGTATGGCTGGCTGGGCACGCGCTTTGGCCGCGAACACCGGCTGGCGGTGGCCAGCCCGGCCGAGGCCGTGCGGGCGCTGTGTGCGCTGTTGCCCGGTTTCGAGAAAGCGCTGGCGCATAGCGACGCGCGAGGCGTGCGTTTTGCCTGCTTTGCCGGCCGGCGCAACCTGTCGGAAGACGAGCTGGCGTATCCGGTGGGCGGCGACGCCATCCGCATTGCGCCGGTGATGGCAGGTGCCAAGAACGGCGGTCTGTTCCAGACCGTGCTGGGCGCCGTGCTGATTGCGGCAGCGGCGTGGTACAGCGGCGGTTTGGCGGCGGCCTTCCAGGCTGGGGGCATGGTGCAGGCCACGGCGACGCTGGGCCTGTCGATGATGCTGGGCGGCGTTGCCCAGATGCTGTCGCCGCAGCAACGCATGCTAAGCGCCAAGGACGGCCCGGAAAACGGCGCGTCCTACAACTTCAACGGCCCCGTGAACACCACGGCGCAGGGTAACCCCGTGCCGCTGCTGTACGGGGAAATGTTCGTCGGCAGCGCCACGATCTCCGCAGGCATTTATTCGGAAGACCACGTATGAAACAACGACATCGCATCAGGAACAAGGCGCCCGCGGGCGCCTTTGCTTTTGGCGGCAAGCGGGCGGCCGACAGCCAGGACCTTATCGGCCACAAGGGCAAGGGCGGCGGCGGCGGCCGTGCCCCGGTGGAATCGCCGGACAGCCTGCACAGCACCGCCTATGCGCGGGTCATCGACCTGCTGGGCGAGGGCGAGATCTACGGCCCCGTGCACGGGCTGGATAACGCCTTGCGCGACGTCTACCTGAACGGCACGCCCGTGGCCAACGAAGACGGCTCGCTGAACTTCACCGGTGCCTCCATCGACTTTCGCACGGGCACGCAGTGGCAGGACCCGCTGCCCGGATTTCCCGCGTCGGAAAGCACCATTGGCATCAATGCCGAGCTGAAGTCCGGCCAGCCGTGGAACCGCCTGTTCACCAATCTGCAGGCGTCCGCCTTGCGCATCACGCTGGCCGTCGAAGGCCTGAGCCAGGCGGACACCAAGAACGGCGACATCAACGGCTATCGGGTGGAATACCTGATCGAGGTGAACACCGACGGCGCCGGCTACCAGGTGGTGCTGTCCACCGCGTTCGACGGCAAGACCACGCAGCGCTATACCCGCTCGCATCGCATCGACCTGCCGCGCGCACGCCAGGGCTGGAACATCCGCGTGCGCCGCATCACGCCCAACGCCAACAGCAACACCATCTCCGACCGTACGATGGTGGATACGGTGACCGAGATCATCGATGCCAAGCTGCGTTATCCGATGTCGGCCGTGGTGGGCATCAAGATCGATGCGTCGCAGTTCCAGAGCATTCCGACCCGCGCCTACCACGTGCGTGGCCGCATCATCCGGGTGCCGTCCAACTACCACACCGACCTGCGCAGCTACGACGGCGTATGGGACGGCACCTTCAAGCTGGCCTGGACCAACAACCCGGCCTGGGTGTTCTACGACCTGATCAGCAACGACCGCTATGGCCTGGGCACACGCGTGCCCGCCGGCTGGCTGGACAAGTGGGGCCTGTACCAGATCGGCCGCTATTGCGACGAGATGGTCGACGACGGCTTTGGCGGCAAGGAACCGCGCTTCACCTGCAACGTCTATCTACAGCAGGCGGCGGATGCCTACCGCGTGGTGCAGGACTTTGCGTCGATCTTTCGCGGCATGGCGTACTGGGCGAATGCCGCGGTGTTCGCGTCGGCCGACATGCCGGGCGATCCCGTCTACACGTTCTCGTCGGCCAACGTGGTCGAAGGCAAATTCAACTACGTCGGGTCCGCATTGACCACTCGCTACACCGTGGCGCTGGTGTCCTGGAACGACATGTCCGAAATGGGCCGCCAGAAGGTCGAATACGTCGAGAACCGCGAAGGCATCGCGCGCTATGGCATCCAGCAGATCGAGGTGACGGGTTTTGGCTGCACGTCGCGCGGCCAAGCGCATCGCATCGGCAAGTGGATGCTGCTGACGTCCAACATGGAAACCCGTTCGGTGACGTTTTCGGTGGGCCTGGATGCCTGCCGGGTGCGGCCGGGCAGCGTCATCCGCGTGGCCGACCAGCACCTGGCCGGCCGTCGCATCGGCGGCCGCATCCACGAAGGCAGCGCCAGCAAGATCACGGTGGATGCCGAGCTGGGCGTGCGCCCGGGCGACCGCCTGACGGTCAACCTGCCCAACGGCCTGTCGGAAACCCGCGTGGTCGCCAAGGCGGTGGGCACGGGCCTGACGGCGGATAACACCGTCTTCACGGTGGATTCCACCGAGTTGACGGCCGACCTGGTGGGCCTGCCCGGCACGGTGCTGCACATCACCGTCTCCACGCCGTTCTCGCAAGCGCCCGAGGCCGAGTGCGTCTGGACGCTGGAATCCGAAGTGCTGTCGGCGCAGACCTTCCGCGTGCTCAGCGTGAAGCGCAAGGAAGGCCTGGTGGCCGAAATTGCGGCCGTGCAGCACGAACCCGGCAAGTTCGACAACGTGGACTTCGGCACCCGCCTGGATCCCAAGCCCATCACGGTGGTGCCGCCGTCGGTGCAGCCCGCGCCGACGAACATCCGCCTGGCCTCGCGTTCGGTGATCGACCAGGGCATGGCGCGCCACGTCGGCGTGATCAGCTGGGATGCGGCGCCGTCGGCCGTCGCCTACCAGGTGCAATGGCGGCGCGACCGGTCCGATTGGGTCGAGGCCGGCCGCACCGGCGCGTTGACGCTGGAACTGCCGGACATTCGCGCCGGCGGCTACATTGCGCGCCTACGCGCCATCAACGTGGCGGACGTCTCGTCGGTCTGGGTCAATTCCACCGAGACGCAGCTGGAAGGCGACATCGCGCCGCCGCCCGCGCTGGCGTTGCTGGCCACCAAATCGCTGGTGTTCGGCATCGACCTGCGCTGGGCCTTTCCGGAAGGGCGTTTCACGGCGCAGCGCACCGAGATCTGGTACAGCGCATCCAACGACCGCGCCAGCGCCATCAAGCTGGGCGACTATGCCTTCCCGCAAAGCGCCCACACCTTGATGGGGCTGTCGGCCGGCAAGCGCTTCTACTTCTGGGGGCGCATCGTTGCGCTCAACGGCGAGATCGGCGCCTGGTATCCGGGCGAGCAGGGCGTGATGGGCGAGGCCAGCTGGCAGGCCAGCGAGATCCTGGAATACCTGAACGGCCAGATCAGCCGCGATGAATTGGCCAAGGAACTGGTCGGCACGATCGACGGCCTGACCGACGGCCTGGATGAAACCCGGGCGGCGATCACGGCCGAGGAAATCAAGCGCGCCGACGAGGACGGTGCGCTGTCCTCGCGAGTGGACACGGTGATGGCGACCGCCAACGGCGCGGCTGCCGGGGTGCAGGAGACCCGCTCCGCGTTGGTCGGCGTGGATGGCCAACTGAAGGCCACCTACAGCATCCGCGCCCAGATCACGGACGGCGGCGATATCTACGCTGCCGGCATGTCGTTGGGCGCTTACGCCCAACCCGACGGGACGGTGCAGAGTTCGGTGTACTTCCTGGCGGACCGGCTGGCGCTGTTGAACCTGGCGAACGGCCAGACCACCACGCCCTTCGTGATTCAGGGAGGGCAGACCTTCATCAATGATGCCGTGATTGGTACGGGTCGCATCACCAACGCGATGATCCAGAGCCTGGAGGCCCACAAGATCAATGCGGGGTTCATGAGTGCGGAACGGATCGATACCGGTTCGTTCAACGCCAAGGTGGCCAATATCGGTCAGGCCTACATCAAGCGCGCGCACATCATCGACGCGCAGGTGGATACGCTGGCCATCGCGGGCAATGCGGTGACGATACCGGTATCCATGACCGCAAAGGGATCCGCGACGGTTGTCGTCAACAGCAACGTGGCGGGACCCGTGGTGGTTATCGCGTATAGATCGGGCTACGACGGTCAAGCGACAGACTTGCGCATCTACGTCAATGGTGAGTTGATGGAGCGGGCGGCGGGCAGCCATTCGGCCTGGCAGAGTGGAAGCGGCGAAGGCACGATGCCGTGGGTCTATACCAGCATGCCGCTGACTGCCATGGCGGTGGGTTCTGCGATCGCCGGCAATACCAGGATTGTCGTTGATTCGGAAGGTTCAGCAAGCAACGGCGCGACCGTTCGGGTCGTTGCCTTGATGGTGAAGAGGTAATGAGCATGTATACCGCAACGTTTTATGACGCGAGTGGCCAAATCGTCGGTGTCATGAGCGGGCCCCGCGAGAGTGTCGAGGCAACCGCTCTGGTCACCGGGAATCCTTTTGTCGTTGGTGAGGGTGATCCGGATCGGCAATACGTGCTGGAAGGGGCGCTCGTACCACGTCCCGAATTGCCGGCAACGTTGGCAGGACGAACGCTTTCCGGACTTCCCATTCCCTGCATCATCAGGATTGGCAATGTCGACTACCCGTGCGCGGAACCCGTGGTGGAGCTGGAGTTTTCCCACCCCGGAATCTTTCAGGTCTCGATCGAGGCCTGGCCCTATCTGAACAAGGAGTTCAACGTTGAAAATCCGGCACTATGAACCGTATGCGCCGCTGCGCGCACGCGCCTACCCCGCCATCGGCGACCAGCTGGACGCGATCATGAAGTTCGCCCAGCACCTGCAAACGTCGGGCCAGGTCTTGCCTGACGAAGTGGCGCAGTGGGTGGCGCAATGCAACCACGTCAAGCAGCGCTTTCCGAAGACTTCGGGCAGCGGCGCCGAGCCGCTGCCGGCCGCCTAGCGACGCCCAGCGAGAGCAGACCATGACACAACAACTGAAGACCATCCGCCTCTACGGC